CTGTTCTTTGAACAGTTAATTGTCCCACATTCCAACTGTTATTTGAAACATAATTCCAAGGTGTTGTATGATATTGATTATATAAATCACCAACATTAAAATTAGGATTTGAATTAAATTGATAGTTACTCCAACTTGTATAATAAGTCTGAGAAGACGTACCCTGTGAGAAAACTGTGCTGTTCGGAACAAATTGTAAAGCTTGGTTATTATATTGATATCTTAACCAAAAATAACGAGGATTTGTACTTGTATTAGTTACAGTATATGTCATTGTTAAAGTATCACCAACGTGATATGGTGGTTGTTGAACAATGGCTTGATTAATTGAAATACTTTGAGCATTTAAGCTAAATGCAGTAGCTAAGGACAATATTATTGTCCCTAAGGTGGAGAGTATTTTTTTCATTTTATTTTTTGTCTTTTTTATTTTTATTTTTGTTTTTCTATTTCTTTAACAAGCGATTCACACGCTTTCTTTATTGCATTACTCAAACTTTGTTGATTGAATTTACCACCTTCATCAATAGCTAAAGTTGACATAGATATTTCATCTGAAGAAGCTTCTACGATTATATCTTTACCCTTTTTACCATTTTTTATTACATTACCCTTCATACGAACAACCACTTCTTCATCGTTTTTGTGAAAAACTGATATATTTTTTTTGGTTGTTAATACATCTAAAAATATAATTTCGACTTGAAGTTTGTTAGGGGCTGATGGTGAAAGATTGTAACCCTTTTCTTGTAAAAATTCTTCCAAGATGTTTTTCACTCCAAAAGCTAAATTTCTATTTCCCGCTAATTTTCCAATAACAACCTTATTTGTTACGCTTTCCACAAACATTTGTTCGTCTGCATTATACCAAATGTTATTTGGATCGTTTTTGAATGTACCATCAAATTTCCATTCAAATTGGTTAGCCATATTCTGTAAAGCCGTTTCATTACCTGTAGCTTCTAAAAATACAGTATAAAATATTAAACCAAGAGCAAATATTAACCAAGCTCCGAATAAAATCAAAAATCCATAGACGAATTTTTCTTTCAAATTAGACGTTAGTGCGATTATCTTTTCCATAAAATTGAGTTGAGTGGCCTCTGAGGGGCATAAATTAGATTATATCCAAAAGAGGTACATTTATTTTGTCATTTATAAATATAACCAGTTGGGGTTTCGGGTCGTTAAATAATTAAAAAACTTTTTTTGGCGGTTTAATTAGAATATTCTAATTTTACACTTCAAATAACTAGAATATGCAAAAATTAGTCTTTTCAGTGTTAGTTTTAACCTTGTTTTCTTGTAGAAAAACCGATGATTTTACCCATATCAGTACCACTACAACAAATACCGCTATAGTAGCTACTGCTGTAGATACAGTTTTTTATGGTTACAAAGTAGCACCAAATGCTCGTCAGTTAGGTAGCAGTTATTGGCAAAATACACAAGTTTTACCTGATATTATGGTTGATATATTCCAAAAAGGAATAACTCAAGGGAATAATGGATCAAGTTGTTTATCAGCATTCACCACCCAATTAGCTTTAGGTGATTTCAATAATGATGGTTATATTGATGTGTTCAATGCAGGTTCAGCTTACAATGGTATTCAATCAAACCTATCTTTTTTAATTTGGGACACCGCTTCTAAGACATTTAAAGAGCAAAATTTAATTAACGATAAAACTAATTTTATTGGTGGACCAATTAAAGTTGTACCTGTTTATTTAAATGGTGACAATTATGTTGATTTAGTTATTTTTGGTCATCACGACGAAGGGGACCCAAATTCACCTTTGGAACCAATTACTTTAGCAATTAGTGACGGTAAAGGTGGATATGATTTGACGAAATTAGACGGTTTAATCCAACCTGATTTATTACATTTCACAATAGAAGGTGGTGATGTTGGTGATTTGAATGAAGATGGAATACCAGATTTGTTGGTAACTTGTAATTCACATACATACATATTTTGGGGTATACCCTCATATCCATATTTCACAAATAACGGATTTGCACATTTTGCTTCTGACACAAAAAACTTTCATCCCGATAATGGTTTTGGTGAGGTGGTTACAGCAGCTGCAGGAGCAGCTTATGGAGGTCGCATTATGGACGTAAACAATGACGGAAAAAATGATTTAGTGATTTGTTTCGGTGAAGACAAATCAAATAACGTGCAACAAAAAATATTACTAAATCAAGGTAAAGGAAGATTTAATGACCAAAATGTTGACACTTTACCTTATTATCCCGCAACTAATGTTGTTCAAATTGATTATATAGTAGATGATTTAAACGGAGATGGTTTAAAAGACTTAATAGCTTTGAATACGGTTAATTATTCAACTTGGAATATTGTTGTTTATATTCAACAATCAAATGGTTCATTTAATATTGATAATTCTTGGATAATTAACGATCCAAGTTTAACTAAAACAAGTTGGAGAGGTAAATTAGTATATTATGATTTCAATAATGATGGAAAAAAAGATATAGGTTATATTGACGCAGGAGTTACACAATATAATACACCAAATAATTTACTATATAATAAAACAATCTTTTTGAGAACAGGAAATAGTTTTGTTGAGAAGAATTACTATCAATATGATAACTATACAAATAAATTGAGAACAACGTATTTCAAGGGAAATTAAAAATTTTTTCTTATTTGTGCTAAAAAAGAAAATCTAATAAAATCACCATCAACTTTTTGTACACGATGTCTTACGTTATTTTTAACAACCTCAAATATTGAAAATTTACCTAAAACAGGATCAACAAAATCAATTATTTCTTCATTTGAGTATGAATCTTTTAATATTTCTAGTCTACCAGTATTATTATAATTTGATGGGTCTGAGAAATAAATTATTATGACAAATTCACCTACGTGTCCATCAGTATGCGCATTTTGATAACATCCCTTATCATACATTTGAATGCCACTATTTGAATTAATGTCACCATTCTTAAATTTTTCTTCAGTGTAGTCTGAATGAATTTTATGAAAAAATTTTGAAACAACATCTTGAAAATAATCAATACAATATTTTGTTTCATTAGATACAAGTAAATTATGTGAAGAATTACAAGCGGTAACTTGAGGATTATTTTCCAAATAATTTATTCTATCTTGTTTTTCTGAGTAGGGAATTTTATGTGGCATCTTATCATCAACAACATTAAAATAATCAAAATACTTCGATCTATCTTTTTCAAATGAATAAACCGCATTGGATATTTTTATAAATTCTTCCATATTAACATCTAATTCAGATAAATTACCGAAATAGTATCCCTTCTCATATAAACTATCATATTGTGACATAAAAAAAACTTTTTTATAAATATTTTGATATTTTCTTGTTTTTTCAAATACTTATTAGTATCTTTGTAAAACAAATGAGATGGACGTATTGGGATTGTACTAGTACACATTTCATTCAAACAAAGAAAACAAAACTAAAAATAACTTCGATGAAACAATTAAAACATACAATGTCGTTTACAATCTGTTCAATTTGGGCGGATGAGCGCACTATGCATAATAGTCTCGGAGATGCTAATACGATTTAATAAAAGTTAAATCACGATATTAATAAACCCTGAGACTTCAAAAATCTCAGGGTTTTTTGTTTTACAGTAGTTTTGGTAAAATATAATAACATTATAATTTGCCAAATGAGGTAAAAAATATGTGATTTGGAAAAATATAAATGGGCCGGATGTCAATGGCAGACCACCTGATTTGCAATCAGAGTGAAAGGGTTCGATTCCCTACGTGTCCACTTTAAATTGGTAGGTATCCACCCTGTCTGATACACAGGAGTAAGGTAATTGGTTGAAAATGTGGGTTCAAGTCCCACAGGAGTCACATAAAATATGGGTGTGGTGAAATTGGTTATCATTTTAGTCTCCAAAACTAAAGTTCCTGATTCGAGTTCAGGCACCCGTGCTAATAATATGTAAAGTAAAATATTCACAATATGGAAAATAATGTGTTAAACCGATTGGTACCAAGATTGAAAAAGATTGGAATAGATATTGAAATGTCAGGAAATGTTCCTTGGATATATCTTGAAAAGGTTAATGGTAATAGAATAAAGAAAGAAGATTACTTTTGCGGTAACCACGGATTCACTATTGCATTTTACCCAATCAAACCAAATCAGAAAATGGAATTAACTGACATAAAAAGAGTATTTGAAATTATAAGAAAATATAAGTAACTATGAAAAAACAATTTGATATGCATTAGGTAAACCTAATGACATAAAAGCAAAAAGAAAAAATGGTAAAGTTGCCAAATCAACTACTCATAACAAAGAGTATAATATTATCACGGCACCTGACAAATACGAAGGTGATTGGGATTATGGTTGGAATTTTCATCACGGAAATTTACCAAACCATAAATGGAGAGAATTCAGAACGTGGAAACACAACAGAAAGACTAAATGGAAGTAAAATAGGTTTTATGGTGTAATGGTTAGCACCCAGATCTACGGAATCTGAAGTTATAGTTCGAATCTATATAAAACCTCAAAATAAAAGTTATGAAATACATTTTTAGAGGAAATATAATTTTTGAATATAAACCTGACGCAAAATTTGATAAAGTTGTTCAGGGGAAAATTCATAATGTGATACCAGCATTTGATTTTTGTAGTATGATTGATGAGGATTACAAATTATTAGGTGAGTTCTTCGATAAAGTGTATAGACATACACAAGGTGAAGATATTGTGTTGGAAGATATTGAGGTAAATTAGACGATGTGGCCGAATGGTTGAAAGCACTGGTCTGCAAAACCAGAAAATTTTTATTTCATTGTGAGTTCGAATCTCACCATCGTCTCCATTAGGTTCAAGAACGGTATTTTTCTCATTTTGTGATATTTATATAATATGAAATGGAATAAAACAAAAATAGAAAAATTAGAATGTTTAATAAATAAAAACAAAAGACCAGATGAAATTATTAAAGAACTTGGCGTAACTAAAAAGGCCCTATCATTAAAAATGAATAGACTCGGATTAAAAATAAAATATAAAAATGTAATAAAATGTGTTAATTGTGGAAATGAATTTGAAAATTATTCAAATATTAATTCTAAATTTTGTTCAAATTCCTGTTCTGCAAAACACACAAATAAAAATAGAAAATTAACTGACGAAACAAAACAAAAAATAAAAAATTCATTAATGGGTTTTTTTAACAATAAACCAAAAAAAGAAAAACCAATAAAAAAATGTAAAATTTGTTCAAACGATGTAAAAGAAAAATACAAATACATTTGTGAATCTTGTAAAATTGAATACTATCAATATTATAGGGTGGAATCTAAGTTTGATTTTAATGTTTATGAATATCCAAATAAATTTGATTTAGATTTAATAAAAAAATATGGGTGGTATTCAGCTTCAAATAGAGGTAATAATTTGAATGGTGTTAGTAGAGATTATATGTTTTCAGTAAAAGATGGATTTAAATTAAAAATATCGCCTGATATAATGAAACATCCCGCAAATTGTAAATTGATGATACATAAGGATAATAATTTAAAAAAAACAAATTCAACAATAACAATTGATGAACTTTTGGAAAGAATTAAAAATTGGTAAAATGGTGTTTGAAGCTTTAAGGTGAAGCACGAGTTTGTGGAGCTCGGGAAGTCGGCTCAGTACCGTCCTAACACCCAACCCAGGATAAAACCCGCTAATACCGGGAGATAGAAGATTACGTCTAGGTTACATTAGTTTTGCTTCTATCAAATTGTGGGGAGCGTGTTGGTTCGCTCTAGGTCTCATAAGCCTCAGGTACGTCAGTTCGATTCTGACCCCCGCAACCTTGAACTTTTGTTCCTTTCTTGGATATTTATTATTAAAGATAATAAATGCCAAGAAAACAAAAGAAGTATCATTACATTTATAAAACAACGAATCTTATAAATGGGAAATACTATATAGGAATGCACACAACAGACGACTTAAATGATGGATATGTTGGTAGTGGAAAACGATTATGGTATTCAATAAAAAAATATGGTAAAGAAAATTTTAAGTGTGAAATACTTGAAATGTTACCTAATAGAAAAAAATTAAAAGAAAGGGAAAAAGAATTAGTAAATGAAGAATTATTAAATAATGACATGTGTTTGAATCTACAAATAGGTGGTGGAGGTGGATTGTCAAATGAAGAACATAAAAGAAAATTTCACGCTGCCGGTGGGAGAGCGGTATGGTTAATGTTTCATGAAATTCATAAAACTAATATGAAAACTGATATGGAATATCGTGAAAAAGTATTAAATAAAATAAAACCTAATTTAGATTGGTCAGGAAGAAAACATAAAAGTGAAACCATTGAAAAAATGAAATTATCTAAAAAAGGGTTTGGTGTTGGGTCATCAAATTCACAATTTGGAACTCAATGGATAACAAATGAAATTGAAAATAAAAAAATAAAGAAAACACACCCAATACCTGATGGTTGGAGATTAGGTAGGAAAATAAAGAAAAAATTAAACAATTTAAGTTTAATCTAAAAGTATTGTATGAGAAAGATATGAAACCTTATCTAACTTATGTTATAAGCAAATACGGAAAAGATTATATTAAATTATATGAATAATGGAGAAGTAATTCAGGCGGCCCTGAATCCAATTTTGAAAATTGTGAGTACTCGAAAGGTATGGCGATCGACACGTCACTTCTCCGCACGGGTATTAGCCCAAGGAGAAATCTAGAATACTAAGTGACACCTCGGAAAGACGAGGAAATGATCAGGTGGCGGAACTGGTAGACGTATGCTGACGGACATTTGGTCTATCGGCTGAGAACGAAAGTTCGTACAGGTTCAAATCCTGTCCTGATTGCAACAATCAAGAAGTGTAGTGGTATACACACCTATGTAGGCATCGCAAGATGGACGATTTCTTCCCGCAGGATCACATAGGTATGTCGTTGAGTGGAATGGAAGAACACGAAAACGGTTTGTAGGTTCAAATCCTACCTTGATTGCAGGGCCAGAAAGCCATTGTTCACAACTTCTGGATGGTCAAGAGGTGAACACGAGGTTACGGTACACTCGTAATAACAATACCGTGACAGCTGGAAAGACAGCAAATTTGGGTAGGTAGCAGAAATGGAAGATGCACCGTATAGAGGCTACATACGGGACGCGATGACGGACTCTGAAGTACAAAGAGTTGAAGTAGAAGATTACGCATCGTTATGGGTTCGACTCCCACTCCTAACCCACAGGTCGTCTTTTTTGTCCCGCTCAACTGGAACATTTGTTTGGACGTTAAATTAACAAACTTATGTTAGTGAATGGGCGGTCTTAAAAGTTTCAACGCTCCTGAAAGTATAGTCCCTTTTGGTGAATACCGTGTTTTGGACTTCCCTCTAAACACAACTATTAAGTAGGGACATATGAGGAAACCTAACTCGTCCCGAAAAGTTCGGTTAGTGAAGGGGTTATCACGGGTCTCTTTCTAAGACCAGTCGCGGGTTCGATTCCCGCACCGAATACTTTTTTTTGATCACGATGTTTTTTGGGGTACAATATTTATTGATATGAAAAAGATATTATTTTTTGTATTGTTAATAACAACTTTATCAGGTTGTTATATGGAACGAAGAGCATATTCTCATTACCATCCTTGGAGTAGAATGTATCACGTTCATAGATATCAACAACCGAGATTTTCACCGCCGCCTAGACGTTGGTAAAAAAATAATTAATAAAATATTTGTTTCCTATTTATACTTTTTGTATATTTGCATATAATTATATAAACGATGAAGAACTTAAATAACATATTGGGGATTACGAGTAGACCATTAAATAATGGTAATGGCTATCTTGTGCAACCTACATGCACTTTAAGTTCGGACACACTAATCTAAGATAAATTTAATTTAAGATATAACAACCCGAACTTCTAAAAAATGTTCGGGTTTTTTGTTTTAGTGACTTTTATTTTTTATATTAGTATTGATCTTTGACATATTGGGAAACAAATGGTTCTGTGGCGAAATTGGTAGCACGCGCGAGACTTAAAATCTCGTGAGCAGTAATGCTCGTGTTGGTTCAAATCCAACCAGGATCACAAACACTATCGTTCTTTGAAAATAAAGGAGAAACATAATATGGATATATTATCATTTATTTTAGGAATGTCCGTTGTGGTGGTAATAGCGATAGCTATTGTTGCTGTAATGGCCTTTGTTAAGGTGAGAAAACATAACGAAGCTATTGAAACAATTCACCAAATAATGGCGAATGAGTTTGAAAGAACAAACAGAGATATGACGGAATTAGACAGAAGATTAGTTTCTGTGTTAGATTCCAGATTAGATAAATTAGAAAGTAGAATAAACAGCCGTAAGGCATAACAATTAAATAAAAACTTTCAAAAGCGATAGTGTTATTTTGGTTCGGTAGCTCAGCTGAATAGAGCAATATCCTTCTAAGATATGGGTCATTGGTTTGAATCCAATCCGAATCACAAAACATAGATGTAGAGGAGTCAGGTTTATCTCGCTGCTTTTGGGAAGCAGAACTACACTGGTTCGAATCCAGTCATCTATACAAAAGCCCTCTTAGCTCAGTTGGTAGAGCAAAATCCTGTTAAGATTGAGGTCGGGGGATCGTGACCCTCAGAGGGCGCAAAAAGGCCGAGTGGTGTAATGGCAGCCACGCCAGACTTAGGATCTGGTGCAGAAATGCGTGAGAGTTCGAGTCTCTCCTTGGTCACGGTGGAGTGGTTAGTACTAAACAACAAATCCAAAAGGAAGTACAAAATTGGGGTATCGCATAGCGGCGATTGCGGTTGACTGTAAATCAACTCTCTTTTGAGGCCGGCGGTTCGAGTCCGTCTACCCCAACAAATAGGATTCATAGCTCAGCTGGTTTTAGAGCAGGGCACTCATAATGCCAAGGTCGGGGGATCGTGACCCTCTGAATCCACAGGAGATTAGGATTTATCCTTACCCGATGTCGACAGGGATGGCGTAAGTCAGTCTCCTCCCATAGAAGATTCGCTTAGCTGGTTTTAAAGCGCTTGTTTTACACACAAGAGATCATAGGTTCGAATCCTATATCTTCTACAAAAAGACTTAAATGTTTATTATGTACAAATAAATGACGTTGAGTTAGTCTCACTCAACATTTGCGGGAGTAGCTCATTTGGTGGAGTGCGATCTTGCCAAGATCGATGTAGCGAGTTCGAACCTCGTCTCCCGCTCTGTGGAACTTTTGTACCTTTTCTTGATATTTATAAATAAAGAATATAAATGCCAAGAAAAGAAAAAAGTTTCCATTACATTTATAAAACAACCAATCTTATAAATGAAAAATATTATATAGGAATGCATTCAACTGATAATCTTGATGACGGTTATGTTGGTAGCGGAAAACGATTATGGTATTCAATAAAAAAATATGGTAAAGAAAATTTCAAATGTGAAATTATCGAAATTTTACCTAATAGAAAATTATTAAAAGAAAGAGAAAAAGAAATCGTTAATAAAGAACTTTTATCAGATGAAAATTGTTTGAATCTGGTTTTTGGTGGTGGCGGAGGTTTTATATCTGAATGTGGATATAAAAAAGGCGCCAAAAAAATGTTAGAAATAATTTGGAGAGATGAAAATTTTAGAAAAAGAAAATCAGAATGGAAATCTAAGCAATCAAAAGAATTATGGGCTAATGGTATTTTAAAATATAAAGATAACTGGACAGGTAAAAAACATAAAGAAGAGACAAAAATAAAAATTGGATTTAGTAATTCAATCAAACAAAAAGGTGAAAAAAATTCACAATTTGGAACACAATGGATAACTAACGGAAATGAAAATAAAAAAATTAAAAAAATTGAAGTAATTCCTATTGGTTGGGAATTAGGTAGAACATATAAAAAATAAGCCCTTAAAGCATTGCAGGCGATGCGCATGACTTGTAATCATGATAACTTGGTTCGATTCCGAGTGGGGGCTCACGGGTCTCCGGTGACAAGACCACAAGAAGAATAGGTTTTTTTCAGTCACCAAATGCGAAAATAGCTCAATTGGTAGAGCATCAGTTTTCCAAACTGAGGGTTGCCAGATCGTTCCTGGTTTTTCGCTCCAACTCAAGTACCCATACCGCTAACGTTGGGCTAAGTTAGATACAATTTCGTGCTGCGGAAAGTAGAATGCTTGAGATTATTGTCCTTTAGTATAACGGTAGTACAGATGGTTTTGGTCCATCTAGTTGGGGTTCGAATCCCTGAGGGACAACAATGGAGAGTTGCTCGAAAGGTAAGAGGCCGGTTTGCTAAACCGAGGCTGGGGTAAAACCCAAAGTGGATCGTTACCACTACTCTCCGCTTCATAAACAAATACTTATGTAAAACGAAAAGAATGAAAAATTTTAGAACTCTTCACGGAACCCCAATTCCTGATGTAATTGATTACATCAAAGAGTACATCACAACAAGAGAGGATGTGGAAATCCTTATTGGTTCAGATTCACAATGTTATGGTAATAAAAAAACTATCTATGGTGTAGTTATTGCTCTTTACACAAAAGGTAAAGGTGCTCACGTATTATGTACACGTGAGACTGTGGCGATGGAAAGAAACACACCAAGTAGATTATTGAATGAGGTGTGGAGATCCCTTGAAGTTGCTGAATTTCTAAAAGAGAATGGTTTACCAAAACCACAATGGATTGATATTGACTTGAATCCTGATCCAAAATATAAATCAAACTCTGTTTTAAGACAAGCAGTAGGTTTAGTTGAAGGTATGGGTTATAAAGTTAGATACAAACATTTAGGTGCTATGATGACATATGCAGCAAATGCACTTGTTAGAGTGTAAATTTTTTGTAATGTTAAATTTATAAAAATTATCGGTTTTATTTGATATATTGTTAATTATTGTGTATAATTAACAATATAATTCCAAACACAAATCATGTCAAACAATAAAATTCTATTTATCCTCAAAAGGCGTCCAGATTATAATGCTGCAACACACTCACACATTGGTATGAGCACAGGTTTATACAACTCAGCTAATTTTATGAATCAAATGTTGATTGATTCAGGTATAGAGTCCAATCTTTTTGTTGCAATTGATAACAATTGTATTGACAGAGAGGTAACTAAACATAGGCCAACACACGTTATTATTGAAGCATTATGGGTAGTTCCAAGTAAGTTTACTATTTTATGTAAATTACATCCTAAAGTAAAATGGATTATAAGATTACACAGTGAAACACCCTTTTTAGCAGGTGAAGGAAACGCATTCGATTGGATTGGTGATTATGTTGATTTCCCAAATTTATACATTGGTATCAATGCACCGAGGGCTTTACTTGATGTTCAAACATTTTTAAAAATAAGTAAAGGTTGGGATAATGAAAAATTAAATGAGAAGGTATTCTATATGCCTAATTATTACCCTCAGAATTATAAAACTAAGGAACATAATTTTAACAAAGACACAATTGATATAGGTTGTTTTGGTGCGGTAAGACCCTTAAAGAATCATATGATTCAAGCAATAGCATCAATAAGATTTGCTGATAGCATAGGTAAAAAATTAAGATTCCACATCAATTCGGGAAGGATTGAAATGAAAGGTGAACCTGTACTTAACAATTTGAAAGGTATGTTTGGACATTTGTTCGATAAAGACCATCAATTGATTAATGATAATTGGAGACCGAGAGAAGAATTTTTGGAATTATGTGAAGCAATGGATATTGGCTTACAATGTTCATTTTCAGAGACATTCAATATTGTCGGTGCAGATTTAATCAGTGTTGGTGTTCCTTTAATAGGGTCGGTAGAAATACCTTGGATGAAATCCTCTGAATGTGCTGATCCAACTAGTAGCGATGATATTTATAATAAACTTTTAACAATTTATAAAGACCCAACAGATAATGTTCTGTCAAATCAATTTAAATTGAAGAAATACACTAATAAAACCAAAAAAATTTGGTTGGATAAATTTAAATAAAAAATTAAAAACATGAGTCGTCACAAATTAAGAATTACAAAATGGGAAAATGGTGTAATGCACAGAATCGAAGAACTGTATGAATCTTTCGAAGAAGCTTTAAAAGCAACAAGAAGACACAATGGTCATATTAAAATTTATGATCATACAGATTCTATCGTTCATTCTCAAGTTAATTCAGAAATTGAAGATACTAACGAAAGTTACGCATAATCAATTACGAATTATAAAAAAAATTAATTTAAACCCCTTAATTGGGGTTTTTTTATTGAAATTTTTTATTTTCACTTTTTTTTATTATATTATGTCAGGAACACATACACATTTACCTAAATTAGAAGATTTGAAAGACCATTTAGAAAAGGTCGGACCAGATGCTTTCCATAAGCACTATAAATGTTATGATTTTTTAATAGGTGATAATGATGCTATGGAATTTTTAGAAGAAGAAATTAAAAAATATGAAATACACAAAACAAGAACAAGCATTCATCAACCACGTCAAGAAAATTTGTAGAATTTATGGAGTGAAATGTTCATTGAGAAACGTTTCCTTTGTTAAAATGAGTGGAGAATCAGTTAGATGTTCAGGATGGTTCGATGAAGAAAAACCTGAATTGGTTGTAGCTATGAATCGCCCTGATTGGATTGAAATTCTTGTGCACGAATATTCTCATTTGACTCAATGGGTTGAACAAATAAAATTATGGAAAGATGCGGAAGTTTCTTTGGAAAAAGTATGGAGTTGGTTGGATGGTAAAAATTGTAGAAATATTGATAAACACATAGCTGTTGCACGAGATTTGGAATTAGATAATGAGAAAAGATCAGTTAAAGTAATTCAAACTTTTGGATTAAAAGTTAACATTGACAATTATATTAGAAAAGCTAATGCATATGTTAATTTTTATAATTGGATGAGAATCACCAGAAGATGGTCTAAACCAAACAATAGTCCGTATAAAAATGAAGCTATAAAAGCTGCTATGTCTAATAAATTCAATATGAACTATAAAACTTTACCTAAAAAAATAGAAAAAATATTTAGAGAGGAAAATATTTAATTTTCTATTTTAACTTTGATTTTTGGTTCATACCCTTTTGGTAAGAGGTTTTCCGTTCCTGTTAATTCGCCGTGGATTTTATCCATACGAATTGTGACTTCTCTTTTATCCAAATTTATCATAATTTGACCTGTGGTTTGCATATGGAATTTGTTAGTTTTTCTGTATGGATTCAAAAACGTATTTTTTGTCCATTGTTTTTTCAAAATATCTAAAACATCTTGATCTGTTTTTGCATCTTTCAAATGTTCTTTAGCTACTTCCATTCTACTATGAGTAGAATCTTTTTTAATTCCGTGTTGATAACCAACATCTTTGTGAAAAATGCCGTGATTTGTTCTAACAGCTAATTTTCTGTCGTTTTTTAGTTTTTTAACTACCGGCACATCAATACTTGTATGTTCGATAATATAAATTTCTTTGCCATCACTGATTATTGATTCACCTGTCACTCCCTTAACATCTGCACTTCCATCTCCTTTTGTGGAAATTAATACTTTAACGGCATCTCTAATATTTTTTTGAGTTAAAACTTGTCTGATTTTTGCACCATCACTTGCGTGTTTAGGAGATTTCTTTTTGTCATCGGAATTAGGATTTTTCTTTTTTTCTTCTCTTTTCTTTTCAACTTTATCCCCTTCTTTTTCATCATCTCCTACCATTAATGATGAATTAACCATCCCAATACCAAATTCATTCATTCCTTCAGACCAATCAGTATCAACATCGTGCCAATATACTATTTCAACGTTTTCTATTAACTCGTGAACTATTTCGACTTCAGCGGTATACCCTCGATCTCTATTTTTTGCTAAAACAATACCATCATCAAGTCTAACACCTGCAACTGTACACTCATTTATAGGTTCTATAGGTGTTTTAAGAGCCTCTAAATGTTCAATAATAATTTTATCTAAATTCATTTATATAAATATTTGTTTTTTAGGATAAATAATGTATATTTGATTAAATAAAACATGGAGGTAAACTATGAAGTGTATTAAATCAATCAAAGCAACAAAAAACACCGAAATCGGTGAAATAAGAAGACTTTCAGATGCTGAAGCAAGTCAAAAAGTAGATTCAGGATATTGGAAATTCATACCTAAATCAGAATGGAGAGAAAGTCTACAAAAAATGGTTAAAGAAGAGAAAGAAGAACAAAATCCACCAAAAAAAGTAGAGGAAACGCCAAAAAAAGAGAAAAAATCCAAAAAATAGTTGAATAATCATTGTATTTCCATATGGTTTTAAAAAAAGAAATAAAATTTATTAGAGCCGTATGGGGACAATACGATGAATTCTATAACACTCCTCCATTAAATGAGATTGTTTATGTTTGGGGGATAGATAAATACAAATATTTACTTTCCAAAGGTTTTGATTGTGTATTGGTGTCAGAAAAATCTGATGTTGTTAATGATAACATAAGAAAATTCTATCATAAATTGGAGTGTTTGAGATTAGCTGCACAATCATATGAAAAATTTATATTTCTTGATTGGGATGTTGAAATTATAAGAGAATTTGATGATACATTTTATTCTTACTTAGAAGATAAAGAATTTTTGGTTCCAACATATGCCTATCCGATAGAATTTTTAGATTTAAAAGACAAAATTGAGTTTGAACACGATCGAGTTTGGGTAAATAATCAAATAATCGAAATGCAAAAATATGGATGGAGATTAGATAATGAAATCGTTTTACCAAATGCTGGTTTCATCTATTGTTCGAATAAAAAAATTCCAAATAAACTTATTGAAATTTCAAATAAATTAAACATTGTTACATTAGTTGAAGAATTTTCAATTTTTAATTATGTTAATTGCGATTTAGAATATTATATTTTAAACTACGAACCAACTGTTATTTTTGGTAGATCTGAGGATAATATTTTTAACTCATTCAACATAAAAAAACAATCTCAAATCAATTTACACAATATAATTAATAAGTTAATCAAAAAAGACATATATCTAATTCATAATTAATGAAAACAATTTTTGTAAATTGGACAAAACCTTTTTTTCATAAAAATGATGCTGAAGGTTATAATAAGATTAAAATGTCTGACATTGATGATACTAATTATAATATTGTTGATTATGAATTATTGATTCAAAAAGTAGCCGTTTTACGTGCAAAAAAACATATAGGACATACTAAACTTTATACTGATACAATCGGTTTTGAATTTTACAAAAAATTAAACTTGTTAGATTTGTGGGATGAAATTGATGTTGATACACTCAACACTTTTGATAATGAAAATAATGATATAAAAGCAGGTAAATTTTGGACTACTGGAAAATCAATTGTTATAGGAAAACAAAAAGAACCATTCATATTTTTAGATAATGATTTAATAATAAGGGACGAATTACCCAATTGGATATATGATTATGATTTAGTTCATACTCATTGGGAAATACAAAGAGGTGAATTTTTTGTTTCAAACCAACAAATTGATAGCATCGGTGGAATTGAAGATTTTGCACAAAACATGTTAATGCCAAATACTTCATTTTTATATATAAATAATAATAAACTTTGTGAGGATTATCTGAATAAACATTTGAGTATCATCAAAAGAAATTATGAAAAAATACCCGAGTGGTTGTGGTTATTAGCGGACCAAGGAATTATGGGATATAGCGCAAGAAAATTAAATTTGAAGGTAGAATCATTAGAAAATTTTATATATGTTTCCTATCCTGAGATAGATTTAACAAAAGTCGGATGTGGTTTATTTTGGGCTAAAAATCCAAATCATATCGATCACGAAACCCTAAATTACGAACATGTATGGTTTAGTAAATTTAGATTTAAAACCGACGAAAATTATAAAATTGAAAGAATGAAAGAACTTGAAAATGAGTTAAATCAATTAACAAAAACACATAAAAAAGAGCAATTAAAATTAATATAAAAAAATTTTTAAAAAAAGTTTCAAAATTATTTTTCTTTTTGAAAATGTTTATGTATCTTTGTAAAAGAAAGGAACAATCGACGGAATACAAATCCCATCTGTCCGTAGCTTAGAGGGTAAAGATTGTTCTTATTTAATTGAATAGTTCTTTGAATTAAAAATATTGGCGGTCTATAGTCAATAAAATAAACCACGAAAGTGGGATAAAGTGAATCGGTTTGGTTTAATCGATTTGCGGCTTCAGCAATGGAGCTCGAGTAGACAAGCGAGATATCGTTGGACCTGAAGTAGTGAGGGTAACTCCGTAGCGAAAGGGTTCGATGACTGGGCAATGCAGGTTGTCTGGTTGAGGTGGGAACATCAATAAGAATAACTCGTAGAACTATTGTAAGAAATAAAGTCATCCAACTTTATTATTGCGTGGTTCAATATAATGGTGGTCTTAAAACCGTAGCGTAGCAATACGGAAGGTATGGCAAAGAACAGGTGGTGCTGCTATTGTCCTTGACTAAATCCTACCAAGGGTTTAATCTCGAAGGAAACCAAAAATATGGATGTCGGGAGACATCAGAGAGTAGTTTAGTATCGAGTCGCTCAAAAGGTGGCTTGGCTGGTTGGTGAACCACTACTTTCCTCATCTGCAAACCAAACTCAATTTGTTAATTTTGGTTTAACAATCATATAAAACAAGAGCAAGTGTTCACCAGTTATTGGAGATAGATGACTACATAGTAATGAGCTGTTCATTGCCATAAAGGGTCTCAAGCCCAATATGATTTTTGAGAAAGTTCTCTAAACCCGCAAGGTTGAATCAGAGAGGCATCTTTGATGAGTAATAAGTATTAAAAGAGTATCTAATAACTTCAGGATTGGTTAATCTAATTGACCGTCATTGATCGATACAACTCAAAAGGTTGTGGAAAAGGAAAGAAACAAATAATGTTCCCAAGTCGATTGTTAAAACTTGTATTCTCAGAGTTTTATTTAAACTTATTTTTCTTAGTTTTTTAAAACTAAGTGGTGGACTCGGTTAAAATTTATTTGAACCGTACAGACCTCAGGGGTTAAGATTTATTTCTTAACCCTTTTTTTTTGATTTTTCAAAAATAATTAGTATATTAACATTATGAGAATCGTATGTATATCCGACACACATGGTCTACATAATCAAATGACCAATCCATTACCTCAGGGTGATATGCTCCTTCACGCGGGTGATTGTACCAATAAAGGAAGAGAAAAAGAAATTGAAGATTTTGTTTATTGGTTTCAAAATATTGAAGGTTTCGATCATAAAATATTCATTGCAGGTAATCACGATTTCGGGTTTGAGTATTATAATGGTGTTAGACATAACAACGAAGCTCCGTGGCTCCATCATCTATTGAATGAAGAAAATTTAAGTCAGAGTAATGTAACATATTTACACGATAGTGAATTAGTTATTAATGATCCTCAATTTAGTAGACCAATTAAAATTTATGGAAGTCCTTGGCAACCAAGATTTTACGATTGGGCTTTTAATTTAGATAGATTAGGTCCTGCATTGGAATCTAAATGGAAAGCAATTCCTGATGATACCGATATATTAATAACCCACGGACCACCAAATGGAATTAGAGATTTTGTTGCTCAATGGAGAGGTAATGAAAACGTAGGTTGTGAATTATTAAGGTATCGTATAGAACAAATTAATCCAAAAATTAACGTATTCGGTCACATTCACGGAGCATATGGACCTGCTTATGTTAAAGAAACTTTATTTGTTAATGCTTCAATCTGTAATGAAAGGTATGAACCAATCAATAAACCTATCATAATTGATTTAACAGAGGTTTATGGGGAAATTGTGGCCACCATAATTGATTAATTTGCAATTTTTGTTTATATTTATTAAAAATAGAAAATATGAAAAAAATTATTGACTTAATTAAATCTTTGTTGGGTGGTGGTTCAATGGCCGAAAAAGCGGTTGAATTAAAACAACTTGAATCAGCAGTTAAAGATGAAATAAATGAAGTTAAATCTAAAGTTGCTTCAACCGAACAAAAAGTTAAAGATGAAGTTGCTGCTGTTGAAACTAAAGTAAAAAAAGTTGTAGCTAAAAAGCCTAAAGTTACAAAATAATCCATATCTTTGTTTTTTATATGGGGATGCCTTGGATTTGATTTCAGGTATCAGGGATAGGTGGCACGTAAGAGCTAGTATAACTCTTCAAAAACTGGACTAAAAAAATAAACGCAAACGTTTATAACAACATGGAAATTGCAGGTGTTCTTGCAACTTCTAAAGTAGCTGCCTAATTAAATTAGGTTCCTACCTCGGGTCGACGGACATATAACCTAGGAACAGAAGTCCTTACGGTGTGATACCACCTTAGAGTGTCAAGGTACCGTTTGAGGGTCTACCGATTAAAGTGATCTTCCCACAGTTGTAGGTAATGATGGAAAAAAAAGAACCTTCTATTTGTTAATTGAGAACCAATTGAATAAACGTGTAGTCACTTATTGTTGAACAGGAAACACAGCGGTTCGAGTCCGCTCATCTCCGCCAAAAAGGAGTCTTCTAAGACTCTTTTTTATTTTCTATCAAATGGTTAATTAATTCATTAACCATTTCATCCGACATATCATTTTTCATCCAGTTTATCGCTCTCGATACCCATCTTATATTTCCTCTAATATAACCTTTTGTACTATCAATTCTATCTAATGATGCAGAATAAATTGGATTTTTTTTAATTTTACTATATGAAGATAATATTAATTCAACCCCACTAAATACACAAACACCATTTTGTTTATCCCATTGATTTTTTAAATCCTCTATAGTAATATTAACTTCTTGATTTCTTTTCAATATATTTCGATAATGGTACCTAAATTTGGTATAACAGTCTAGTTGATTATTTGAATGTTGTGAAATGTTATAATTGCTTCTTTTATCTCCAAAATTATTTGAATTATTTTTTCCAACACACGTTCTAGAACAAAAATTAGGTCTATTTAATTTTTCATTTCTTCTTATTTCGGTTAGCGGTTTTTCAAACTGAATCCCGCAATTTTTACAAATTGTGGATCCCATTTTATATTTAATTTTTCTTTTTTCCATATTAATAAATATTATGGAGATGGTTAAAAATTATGGAGATGTGTCAATATTTTAAAAATAATATGTATATTCGTATTATGAAAAACATAATAGATAATCGGAAGGCATATTTCAATTACTCAATAGAGGACAAATACACCGCAGGTATACAATTAATTGGTACCGAAATTAAATCTATCCGTGAGGGTAAACTAAACTTCAACGATTCTTTTTGTTTGTTTATCAATAACGAACTATTCGTTCGTGGAATCTATATTTCCGATTATTCATTCGGGGAAAAACATGATAATGTTAGAGATAGGAAACTGCTTTTAACAAAAAAAGAATTGAGCAATATACAGGGAATGATTAAAGAAAAAGGATACACGATTGTACCATTGAAAGGTTTTTTTAATGACTCAAATTATTTCAAAATTGAAATTGGTATTTGTAGAGGTAAAAAGTCCTATGATAAAAGAGAAACAATTAAAAAAAGGGATTCTGAACGAGAAATCAAAAGATCAGTAACTATATAAAACAACAAAGAGGCTTACGCCTCAATGTCGAGATTTGGAATACCTCCTTTTCGTTTTAAAGTATTATCGTTTAATGGTGACCAAACCATTTAAACTCTAATTATAAATATCTTTTAATTTAATTAAAGTAAGATTTCAAAGCCTTTTTAGTGTTAATTTTTATTAATTGTTCAGTTAATATTTTTGTTGTATTTTTTCTAATTGTTTCATTCAATGGTTGATTTTTATATAAATCTTTGTCAGGTAAATTCTGACCACCTAGTTGAACTGGCTCTTTTTTAACCGAGTCACGGAAACTAGGATTTAAAATTTTAACGTCATCAATTATTTTTTGATTAATCAATAACTTATGATCACTTATTGCTTGAGATTCTTGTTCAGGTGTGATTGCGCCTATATCCATTAATTTATGTAATAAATCGTCACCATAAACACCATCATTAATAACACTATAATGAAGCATTTTTTTCAGTTCACTTAATGCTTGAGATTGACAACCATATTCAAAACCAGGCATTGTGTTTCTTTCTCCTATATCTTTGAAATCTCTAATTGTACTATCTTTATTCAAATTACAATTCTTAACTTTATTACCAAGAGTATTTTTATCTTTAAAATTATAATCAGTTGGCGATCCTAAAGGTTGAATATCATTAATATTTTTTTGATTGTCTAGTGCCCCTGATTGATTTGAACCCCCACTATTTCCACCTGAACCACCTGTTTTCAATGGTACAGATTTACCACCTTGTTTAAGGTATTCGTCTTTATATTTATTCCAGGCGGCTTTGGTTCTTGGACCAAAATTACCGTAACCACCCCAATGAAATCCTGGTGTAGACTGACCTTTATTTATTTTTTCATCCTTGTAACCTGTTGCCCATGAATATTTTGTATCTAACCAATCTTGGAAACCTTTAACATCTGCAGGCATATCATTTATTGATATGTTAGTTGAAGAACCACCAGTATTTGTGTTGGTATTAGTATTTGTGTTGGTATTAGTGTTCGTATTAGTGTTCGTATTAGTGTTGGTATTTCCACCTCCTGGTTTAGGGTGTATTACATTTGAACCACTTCCACTTGTTCCACCTCCTGGTTTAGGGTGTATTACATTTGAACCACTACCACCTGTTCCACCACTTGTTTCAGACGGTATTGTGTTTCTTCCTGTCAATTGTTCAATTATATTAATTAAATTCATGATTTACTTTCTATTAGGGTCAAAATTAGCTTTTTCGTATGTAAATGTTTTATTAGTTGGGTCGTAAGTGTAAAGAAATGTTTCATTATTCGCACCGGTATCCACAAGTTCAATTCTATTGTCACTTAATCTATAAATTTGGTATCTTCCTTTACCATCACCCAATTTAATACTACTATCATTAAAATCCCTACCCACATTAATATCACTTAAGTATTGTATAATATCATCTGGACCATATTGTTTAAGTGCTTGGTCAACGTGACTCATTGTTCTTTTCCAAAATATAATAAGATTGGCGGGCCATTTAGTTACATCTGTTGTAACTAATTCATATATTACATAAACAACGGTACCTAAACAAGTAAGAGTTATGTATGTTGTTGTTCTTTTCAAAATACCCCAAGGACCTGCTTTGTAATTAGTAAGAAGATTAGCTGTATTTTTAATAAACTCAAGAAGTTTATTTTTACCGGCATTTGGGATTTCGTTTCTTGTTAATATTCTACTTTCAGCCTCAGCTAATTTATTTTTCATCACATTAACAATATCCACAATATGTTTACCTTCATTATCTTTAAAGAATGCATTTGTAGCTTCATCAATTTCTGCCTGATTAATAAATTTCCACCAAAGAATAGTTTCTTTTTGAAATAATGCTGGATAATCTCTCATCAAAGATTTTGTTGTAATTTGACTTAAAATACTCTCAACATTACCCAATGGTTTGAAACCTACTGTTTCTAAATATTTATTTAATAATTCATCAGGTAAATTCTTTAATTCGGGAATTTTATTAAGTATTTCTGATTTAGTAAGTTTATTTGTGGGATCTTTAAATGCTGTTCTTAATGATTCAGTAAGTTTAGGTGCATTATCTTCTAACGCTTTTACTAAAAATCCAATATCCTTACCACCATTTTTAATTGTGTTAAATATAAGTTGAATAACATCTTTTTCTTCTATTTCACCATTATTTATCAATGATTTAATAGCTGCATATCCTACTACTTTTTTACCTAATTTACTTGATAACGCAGTTTCAACAGCAGCTTGAAATCTTTCACCAAGTGAGCTGAATAATGGACCAAAAAAATCACCGGGAGGTCCGCTCGCAGCTTCCTTGATCAACATAAGTTGTTTTAATCTACCAATTTCTTCATTTAATGTTTTAAAGTTCATTTTGTTCTTTTTTATAAATATTTAATTTTTTGTTTAATTTTTCAACCCCAATCTCCTACTTACATCAATAGTATCTAATTGTTGTGCAAAACCCCTCATTATATCGTTAGCTTGTGTTGAGTCTATTGTGTTTAAATTTTGTAATGTTTGTTTTTTATTCACATTTTTAGCAGCATTACCATATAGTTCTTTTCCTGTATGGTATAAACCATATGCACTACCTGCACTTAATTGGAGAAGTAAGTCTTTTGTTGCATGTTTTTTAAGTAAACTTACTTTAATATCATTAATATTGATACCTTTATTTTTCAAGTTATTCATAACTTGATTGACAAATTTTCTTGTTTCAATGTTTACTTTATTGGGCTCTAAATTTAAAATTTTTCTCAATGTAACTTTTTCATTAGGTGATAATTTCTCAAAGTTTGTGGTAATTTTTTGTTCAAATTCTTGTAAAGTTTCTTTACCTGTTAATTCTAATGTTGATTTCATAGATTCTACTGATTGTGAACTTGCATATCCAATTCCCAATCCTCTTGAAATAAAAGGTAGAATAGCAAACAAAAAGTTCATTGAAGCTCCGAAATCATCCCCTTTCTTATATTTGTCATAAAAACCGAAAGAAATATTAACACCAGCCTGAGCAGCTGCTTCAGCCCAAAATATTGAGGCTGCAGATGCTTCTATAATCCCACCGATACCAAAAGTCGCTAAACTTGCAACTAAACCCAAACCAACCTGTAAAATCATTTCACCATAATTTTCCCAAAATGTTTTCTCTTGATATTCATGTGGAATATTTTTGATATCCAAATAATCTTTTACATTGTACGGTTTTTCGTTTTTATCATAATACCACATAAACTTATATCTTAATGGATTATCACTAATTTTTTTAATATAAGGAATATATTGATTTCCACCTATAGTAAAACTACGTAAGGTATTAAGTGGAATCATTTCTCTAACTGTCTTATCGTCAGGTATTAAATCTTCCCATTCAGAATTTACCCAACTTTTAAAAAATTCATTTGGATTGTACTTATTATCCCATAAAGAGTATGTTGTTGTGATACCTTTATATGTTTTAGGTATTAATATACCCGTACTATTTGGATTTACAGTACTTGGAGGTATTTTAAAATTAAAATTATTTTGATCAAACGTATTTTTCTTTTGAGTTAATTCCGCCTGTTTTTTTTGTTCATCTCCGTCAACCATGTTGGACATTTGATCAAAATCATTCTGTTCCTTTAACTCATTCCCTGGCCCTCTTGTAATCTTAATATCATCAGCCCATTTGGTTTTATCGTCAATTGGATTACCTACACCTCTCGTTAATTCTTTACCTACGGTATCTGACCAAGTCGTTACTTCAGGATAACCTTTTCCACCTGATTGATTGTCTGAAGCACCCGATTTAGGTGATTTATCACCTGTAGCAGATTCAGCTTCACCAAAATCAGTTTTAACTTGTTTTGAAATTAATCTTTTAAGTTGTTTCTCGGTTATAGACACCTTCATAGGTTATAAATATCTAAAAATTAGTATTAAATCCTTAATATATCGATTATTGTGATTTAATTGTAGTCTTAATCGATATCATAGATTGAAGGATCTATTTTTGAAAACATTTTGATGTATTGACCAGCCTTAGCATTAGCTTCATCCTCAATCTCACCACCGATATCTGGTGGTTTTACTTTGAGACGACCTTGTTCATACTGTTTGTGATGTACCATTTCATGAGCCAGGCTCCTCATTACGTCAACCAATGCTCTGTTCTTAGCGTTTACCTTAATAACTTTCTTTTCCTTGGTATAATCGTAATTTGCTGTTGTTTTCAAATCACCTCTACCATTTTGAATTGAGATAATAGGAGCTTTTTCAAGTTCCAATTTTTCTCTTACAAATTTAGCAAAATCTTTAAGTTGTTCTTTTTGATTATCGGTCATACAAATATAAATATCAGAGTTTCTGTTCCTCTGGTAGATCGTTATCTAATAAATATTGCTCAATAAGGTCAAATATAAAAATCTCGTCAATACTTCTCAATTCATCCTCATAAATGATAGTGGGGGAATAGTATTCAATATCTTCAAAACCCAATTCTAAAATTCGATAAAAATCGTCACCATCTTCTTTTGTTGAAAATTCAATATAAAGGGTTCTCTTATCTTCTATGTAATAATGTTCTAATATATTCATTTCAAATAATCATAATTATATGGTTTTTTTTCAAAAGATAATTTTTTTTATAAGTCATATATATAAAATCAACTAAAATGAACATAATTAAAAGTATGGACTGGTATACGATTGAATTTTTATATCCTATTGCCTTTAAAAGATTCAAGGAAAGGATGTTTCCAAACTTAGGAATTATAAGCATTTCGAGTCTTTATTTTTATGATATTAAAAAACTCTATTATTTTTTTGATAAAGAAGGTGTTTATTTAACTACTGAGATATGTAAACCGTCCCAATGGATATTTTCAGTATCTTTGAGTAATGGGGTTGTTTTTGGTTTGGGCGATTGTTCCAAACAAAATCGGGAGGATATTGAAATAGAAGGATTTTATGAATGTTTCAAAATCTTAGACAAAAAAATGAGGAATATTTTGTAGTATTTATAGTATGTACCCTGCATATAATTTTTTGTTAAAAGCTACGAGAATATTACAAGTAGACAATTATCACGATAATGATTTAGAAATGATATATAATTATGTGATTTCTATTGACTATGAAACATTAATTGATTATAATAATAACAGGACAATCTTAATCTATGATAATGATTTAGAATTTTACATAGAAATAATCGATGTGTTAACCCAAGCTCTTATAGACATAGAAGATTATGAGAAATGTCAGGTATTGAAATATAAAAAAGAAGAGTGTTTAACAATAATGAATAAAATATAAACTATGAGTAATCCATTTGGAATGACTGACCAAGAAAAAAAGAAAATTCTTGAAAAGCATAAGTCAGCAATTAAAGGTGATAACACCAAAAAAGAAGAATTAAAGAAAGGTTTACAAAAACCAGACGAAAAAAAGAAAACCTCCTAATTGGAGGTTTTTTCTTTATTTAAGTATCTCGTGAATAAAAAGTATAACGTAAAGAAAGATCCCGAAATAGAATAGAAAACGATATCGGCTATCCAATACGAACCAGTTGCGTCCATTATTAATTTGAAAAGGGCATCGTATCCAAAAGGTAGGAAGAACATTGCTAACATCAGAGATGTCTCTTTGTAAAACATCAATCTTTTCTCTTTGTGAGAAAAATGATGTTTGATTTTGTGTATTTGTTTTACTATCACTGTCGTCCATCTGGGGTTTGTTTAGTTTATTATGGTGTTTTTGTGTAGTAATAAATATATCAATTTTCCCTTCTATCGCTACCGGAATAAAAATCAAATCTATTATGCTCGGTAGGTGTTGCTAATAAAATACCCGGATATAAATTATCTTTCAACGTTTCTTGGTACATATAAGACATCCAAGTTTGTTCAAATGGATGGGCCCATTTAATATCTAAAAACATTTTTCTATTTCCTTCTTTTGAAACCACTTGAGGCCAATTACAATAATAAATCTCGCCAGTTGCATATGGAACTTTTCTGTATGATTTTATATTTTTGAATTTTAAGAATGGAGCAGCATTGGTATCAATTGTTGTTTTAACGGGTTTTTCAGGAAATAATTCAGCTCTAACTCCTGCAGGTACATTATGCCAAGCCCATTGTTTACTGTTATCACCGAAAAATTCCGTAAAATTCCATTTTAAAAAATCAAAATTCTCATTCCAAGTAATATTCATAACAATATCATAGAAATTTTTAATTTTTCTTCTAAAACCATTCTTACAAAATTCATCCTCACCCATATAAAAAAACATATCATCCTCAAAAAAGAAATGATAGTCGAATCCATTTTCATCTGCGTGTTCAGCTATAAATTGTCTACCACCACAAATACCTATATTATCTTTTTTAATTTCTTCAAATCCGTATTGAACACATAAGTTATTATAAGCTTCATCTGTAGTGTGATCCAATGAATTATTGATAAGATATTTCTTTGGTTTATTCAAAAAATCTTCATCATATTCACCAAAAGATAAACAGAGTTTTTCAAATTGACTTGGTGAATTATAAGTCAGTACATAAAGAGCGACGTTGTTCTTATCGTGTGGATTAATTTTAATCGTATCGGCTTTTTCTGTTTTCGGGTATAAATTTTTATTTTTTAGATTTTCGAAAAACATCCCCAATAATCCATTCATTTCAATTTCGTAGTACTGAAAAAGTTCAGGATATTTGTAGACCATAATCGTAAAAATACTTTCTTCAGTACCCATCAAACCTTTTGATAGCGTCTCCATCAATAACGAATGGTAAATGTCGTTTACTCTACTGATAATTTCTTTAGGACCACCAAAAATTCCACCTCTAGCTACTTTGTTAACTACATCTTCAGCGTATTGACAAATCTCCTGATATTTGAATCCGTGTATTTCTACTTTACCATCGTATGGGAAACAAACAAAACTAAATTTATTGAAAAACTTATCTAAATTTTTAACCACATTATCGTGCCAAAAATAACCTTCGTGAACTGTATTTGTCAATGCTCCATCAATCCAAACTAAATTAGTTGAATTGAATGGATCCAATATTGCTGCGTCATTCATCAAAAACATTTTTGACATAACAATCGGATTGTACATTTCTAATTTTGCTTGAGTACTTTCGGGTAACCAACCAGATTGATTATACCAATCAGGATTAGTTCTTATTTTTTCAATCATACTACACATTTCACCATTACTTTTGAACCAATCAATTTCTCTAACAATTATCATTGTATTGGAAGTGTCCCTTCTTTCTTCAACAAATGATTTATATTTTTCTTCAATATAAATTATCATATTATCATCACACTTCATCAACTTAGCTAAGTTATTCAAGTAATGATCATAATTTCTATTCCATCCTTCTGATAATTGGTCCCTTTTAATATCCCAAATACCTGTTACTATTGTTGTAGACATATTAATTTTTTATTTTACAAACCCAAACAACGTTGGTGAAATTATCTTGTTGGAATGAAGTTAATCCATTTTCATCAGACGCTTCTTGTATATCTGAATCTTGTATTTCTAACCAGTTCCAAATTTTATCTTTTATATTTTCTTCAAAATATTGCTGGTTAGCAGCATAGTCGTGAGCCATAATAATATCACCTGGTTTTAAAAATTTAGACAATATTTTAAACTCGTTCTTTTTACTTCCACCATCACACAATACAATTGTAGGGCCCGATTGTTTGATATAATTAACAATTTCATCTATTTCCACTAAATCATTGTATTGATGATTGAAAACATTTTTAAGTATAAAATTTATTTTAGCACCCTCATTTATTGCTTTATCTAATCCGTATCTCTGAAAATCTAAAACATCATACGATGTTAATTGACATTCAGATAAACCCGATTCGTCTAATAAATCTCTCAATAACAATGTTAATCCTCCGTGGGATGTACCAACTTCAAGGATTTGATTTGGTTTTATTGTTTCAAATAATGTTTTGAATGGTCCCGCTACATTTGGGTTTTGTGAAATGATGGTATCTTTATAAAAAAAGTGTCCTGCTACTCCGCTCATATTTTTGATATTAAGTTTAAGTTAAAACTACCATTATCGTGAATTAAATAAGGATATGTTTCAAATTTAGTTTTTATTTTATTATTTTCAATTGTATAGTAAGTTTCATCCAATTCTGAGGTTGAAAAAAAGTACTCACAATTAGTATCTGCGTTTAATTTTTCTATCTTCAAATTATAATATTGCCAAACTCCCTGATCGTCCCAAAAATCAATATTTTCATTTAAACATATGTCGATTAATTTATTTAAATATAGTAAAAATTTTTCAGTTTTTGATATAATTGCACCCGAATTTATAAATTTAAACTCTTCGTCTGATGATGGAGAATCTAACCAGTTATTAACTGCGTGAAGATATGGCCAACATTTTTTTTCTGTTGATATTATAAAATCCATATTGGATGATTCGAATTTTTTCATCATTTCCATAAAGCTACCTGAAAATTTAGTATCGCTATAATCTATATGACACAAATATTCGTATTTATCTAATATATTTTTTTCTATAAAATCTTTATAATTTTCTAAAACTGGTTGACCACCAATAAAAAATCCTGGATTTTTATTCATATACCATTTTGTATACCAATTATTATGATCATCAAAT